GCATGATGCGACGTATCCATCTTCAATGCTTCCACCTTTGTCATGTTCTACGAGGTGGTCGAGTTCTGTTGCTGTGTTCTTCTTGCACCAATGGCAAAGTGGTGAGTCTCGTAAGAGTTCGGTTCGTGCGGCTTTGTATGTCTGTGTGTCGTGTTCGGTTTGTTTGCGTGTCATCTCACGCGCTCCGCTTGTGCTAGCGCGGCGTAAACGCCTTGCTTGTGTTCATGGTGGGTGATGTTTGCTGTCGGGTTCATGTTGTCTCTTTCTTTGTTTGTTAACTGTATGTCATCTGTAGGTCAAGAGATGTGTGAATGCTCCACCCACTGGATTGCCCATCCCAGTTCCCTTTGCATTGTCTAGCCGACTGTTTACGGCTCGCCCGATCGCATTGCCCAAATCATTTCGTTTTGCATGATTCGAGGCGCGACCGTCTACCCACGTTGCCGTGTGTTACCAACTGCCGTGCGACGGGCTTAGGTCGTGCTACTAGCCAATTGTTTATGCTCTGGGGTTGCTCAAGGTGTAAAGAATGTACTCCATGTCGCTGGGCTTCCATACAGCTGCATGACAGCCAGCAAGTTCACATGCGTTTAACCAAATCTTTTGACCGGGTGTAGTGCGACCTTTTTCGGCTTTCAATTCAATGACCAACGGCCGTCCGCCTTGGAATGGGTGCACCATGAACAGATCAGGGAAACCAGCATCACCTTGGACGTTTGTCATCCACCGTCCTCGACTGTTTTGTGCCGGCAAATCATGATGGACTAGCCATCCGTACCGTTTAGCGATCGTGATTACCAGATCTTTGAAGTCGGCTTCGCTGATCTTTGGGTCTATTTTCATTACAGACATTCAGTCCAAATTTTGTCTGCCAAATGATTGATAGCCCAACGGATCTTTTGTTTTGCTTCCGTTTGTTCATCGTTGAATGAGTCGTAAATTGCTTGCAGTTTTTCCACCGCGCTGATCATTTCATCCAATGTCATTTGTTCCTGCTTTCCCAAATGATGATGGCGGTCAGCCATGCACCAATGATTATTCCGATAATGTTCATTGCCACAAAGGTCATGGCTTTAACGCGTCAATAATCTGTTTCGCCTCTGGGATTGTCAAAGTTTCCACGTCTTTGCTTTCGTTTTTTAGCTCTATGCCGATGAAGTGCATGAGCGATTCAGGGTCAAGGCCGCGCTGTTTGCCGAGCGCTCGAATGTAATTACGTTGCTTATCGGTAGCCAAAGCACCAGGCAGATAGTTGTTGGATGAAGCCCCGGACGGAGTGGAGAACGCGTGACCTGCGCTGGGATTCTCCGCCCGGGACACTTTGGACATTTCCTCACGGGTCGCTTTTTTTGTCCAGTCGCTACCGAGATAGCCGGCTGCACTGAGCGCTCTGCCTTGAGCAGATGTACAACAATTTTCAATTCTTGACGTGGCATTCACGCCGCGATCCGTTTTGATTTCCTCTGCATAATCCGATGAGACGGCTGGTTCGCCTTTAATGAAATGAATAGTTGCTTTGACTACGCATCGTTCGCCATCGTCAAATATTAGTTCGGAATAAATTGCACCTTCCGGATGATCTTCCCAAAAACGCGCAATTCGATTAGCTACTGGTTCATAACTGCTTAGGTCAAATGCCATTAGGCGACCGTCCAGACGATTGCAAGAGTGCCAGTATCAGTTTTGCGACGTTCATTGGAGTCTTTTACCAAACCCATCTCTTGAAGTTCTTGCCGGCGCTTTGCCGCGCTTGAACGCAAGATGCCACAGTGCTCACCGATCTCGTAATCTGTCGCACTTTTAAGATCATGCAAAGCAAGCAATACTTTGTCGCGTTGTGATGGCCCGCGCTTAGAAGCGGATCGTGCTGCTTTGCGTGATGTGTCAAAGTCTGTGGCGCGGTGCAGTTGTTCTGCTGGTTTGATTTTGTTAACGGAAACATGCCAACCAGCGAGGCCGATTGATGTTGTAAAGAGTTCATCTTGCATGTCGGGATTCTTTCTATTAGTCGGGTTTAACTTGTCCACCAAGTTCTTCTATTGCCAAAGTAACACACTCTGCATATCCATCGTTGCCACTCAACTGGAAGTCAATTCGCATATTGCGTAAACCGCGAATCAAATGATCTTCGCGAAACTTCTTAGGTGCATGGTTAGGTCGCGCAATTTCTTCCAAAAGGCTGAACATCGCCATTGTATGGTTTGCCATTGCTGATGACTCCAGTACCATATTGCGGGTTTCTTCAGATAGTTCACCTTGATTCCACGCTGACCCTTCGCTCATTTTGTCCCCCACGGATTCCATCCGGATCTATTAAAGATCACTAAGCCTGCTCGCAAATTAGTTTGAGGGTCTAACAAAGATTTGCAGTTTGGGACGATGCCGTTTGTTTGTAGGTAGGACTGTTTGCCTTTGCACCAAAAGCCATTTATTTGCAGTAGGCCGTATGAACCGCCCATCGGGTCTGTGACGTTATGAGCTGACGGATTTCCGTGGCTTTCGCGCTCAATGATTTTTGCCAGTGTGTTGTATTCGCTGACAGGCCAGCCGAGGTTTATCCCTAATTGGGCAAACTGGACGGCGGCGGTGGCATATGGATCGATGACCATGATCGGCTCGCTGGTCGTCGTGGTCGGCTCAATGATGTAATCACGGGCCACTGGAACGGGGTTAGGTTGCTCGGAGAGGGCGCTAGGAGCCCCTAGGAGCGACGCAAATCCCCAAATGGCAGTGATGAAGCCTGCGATGAGTTTTGGGGCGGTTAGTTGCATAATGAATATCCTTTCGTCGGGACTTACGACCCTAGACACCCAGACGGGCTATTGCAAGGATTTCGTTTTACGCCACTCCAAAACCAATGCTGGTATGACATCCGCATTAAAACAATTGACGTGCCAAGGCTCAGAATCCAGTTCCCAACTAAACCCGTAATCCAGAGCGGTTGCAGCCATGAACTCCAGACGCGCCCCCGATGCTTCACTTACATCCACCGAGATCCCCCAGTTGTGATGACTTTTGCCAGGTTGTGCAATCGGCGCAAAACCGTCTTTCAGCCACCAGTTTTTTCCTTGGAATGATCGAGGGGTTTTGCCGGCTTGAGGGACGGTGGTCATACGTGTATTCCATGCGAGCATCTGGGTGGTGTAACTGCGATAGGTGTCTGCAGCGCTTGTTGGTTTGAATGTTTTGATGCCTTCGGCGAATGCGCGGTCACGCCATGCAAGCCAACAATCGGCAACGGAGTACAACAGTTTTCCGTATGGTTTGACGTCCACCAGCATGTTCGCTGGGAGTTCGCCAGGTTTACAATGCGCGACGATCTTGGGCAAGATCACTTTACGCTTGTGGGGTACGGCCAAAGCCTGCATCCTTTTTGTTGACCCAGCGCATGATTGGCGGTATCAGCGCGGCGATCGCACCTTTGGCATAGTCACGGGGATCTGTTGTCCCTGTTGAGTACACGGCGACAAGTGCGCCTACGAGTGATCGTGCGTATGAGGCGAGCATTGCTTTGTCTTTAGCCTTCATCGTGTTCGTCCTTTGATTTGTTTTTTAATCCGTTGGATGCCAGCAAGCCTATAAGACCGCCAGACAAGGTCATGAGCATTGGGTTAAGCACCGAAAATGCTTCTGCGTCGTTAGGTGCTTGCTCGAGCGGCTGTGTCACAAATAGTAGGCCGTAAAGCAGGGTGAAGATTGAGCCGACAAACGCGCACGTCAGACCGATGCCGACGACGAGGATTAGTCGAGCTTTAATTTCGTCGTTTGTGTATCTAGCCACAACGACCCTCGGCAACGACAATTTCAGTAGTCAAAGTAAGTGCTTTGTTTTTCGTGCGTATGCAATTCAAACGGTCACGATCAGAACAACCAGCGCAACCCCACAAAACGACCGCAACCAGTAGGCCGTAACCAATCATGTAACGCCAGCGCATTAGACGATAGGTGTCGGGTTATTCGCCAGTTCGGTTGCTTTTGCCATTGTTGCAGCTTCGGTTGGTTGCAATTCTGGGTCGTCCATCCATTCAAGGCAGTAGTAACCGTCACCTGGTTCGTTGTATTTCCATGTTGTGCCCGGTGCTAATTCGCGGGTGGCGTTGCCGATCTGAGCGTTAATTTCTTTTTTGGTTGCCATTAGCCAATCTTTTCAATCGTGATCTGTGTGTAGATTTCGCTGACACCAGCCGAGCTTAGGTTTACACCTAAACCGTTTGTGGCAACACCGTTATTGCAAAAATACTGAACCTCAAAATTCTTTGTACCTGTAATCGTAAAGGTGCCGTCTAATTGTGCGTAACAACCTGCGGAGGCGCCAGCGTAGGCGTTTACACCTGCAATGGTTGTTGTGCTGTCTGTTGTGTTGCGTAAACGAATTGAAACCGCTGTTGGATTAAAAAACGGGGACATAGCAAAAACGCGGTACGTGCCGGCTACCAAGGCAATAACGCTTGTGGTAAGAGTTGCCCCAATATTGTTTATGACCGTCGTGTTTAGTGTGCGTTTGGTGTAGGTCGTTGCAGTGCTTGTGCCGCCAGCGGTAGCGGAAGCCTGTGTTTCGTTAAAAATGGCTATTGTGGTTGCCGTGGC